ACATCTGCTAATTGGTAAAATGGACCCAAAGAACATCCCTAATGTTGTTAAGCAAATTCTTCAAGATCGCGAGATTCCAATGGATCAGAAAATGACCGCCTTCATGATGTTCATGCCCAAACTCCCTGAAGATCCAAAACTTGACGTTATTCTAAACGATAACCTAATGATTGGTCAAGAAATTAAGTCGCTCATTGATGATGGAAAGATTGAGTTGGGGAAGTTCGATAAGAACTTCCATTTGGATGTGAAAGTGCTATAAAGATCTAACACACAAAACTAATAATGAAGGAAGCATTTATTCATGATGTTGTAACCCTCGGGTTTCTAATTCCTTTCTCTATTCTGTCTATAGCAGAAGTGGCATTTCACTACACAGTCTACCCTCTATTTCTTACACATGCCTTCACGGTACATATGTTATTTGATCTAATATGGATACATCGTCGTCCTCATGTTTTGACATCTTATCATAAACTCATTAAGTTCCATCATCTCGTTGTTCTATCCTTTCTATTGTATCCTCTTTTTAGACCTTGGGATTCTCGTATCGTAGCTATAGGGGGTCTTATTGAAATTGACACAACTCTCCTACTTTTAAAGCGAATATTCAAAGGGCATTGGTTACTTAGACGTCTATACATGGCTTCAAATCTAATAATTAGAGTGTGGTATGTAACTCTTCTCTCCTTTTTGTATTGGTATTACACACAATATGAAAACGTTTGGGTGAGACTTCATATTATGAGTGCGCAAGCATTTGTTAATCTATTTAGTTTTGCTATCTGTATTGTCACATTTACCAAGGAAATTAAGAGGAAGTTAGCTTAGTAATAGATATCCCGTATCCTAACTCATGTATGATCCTGTTATTTTTGTAATCATGTTTGTAATAAATCTTTTTTATACCACTACTCGCCAGTGCCTTGTAACAATTTAGGCATGGATAGTGTGTAATATACGCTTCGGCACCATCGATGGAGACACCCCTCTTCGCTGCATCGGTGATGGCATTAATCTCGGCATGAATCGTAGCTTGTTCATGTCCATCCCTCACAATTGAAGTATGTACACAACCACTTAAAAATCCATTGTAACCCATACTTATGAGCCTGTTATTCTTAACGAGAACGCACCCAACTTTGAGTCTCTCACAAGGAGATCTAACCGCGGCGAGATCTGCAGCCTTCATAAAGTAATCTTCCCATGAAATACGAGGTATCTCTTCATCATCGGATGAATAGAAATCAAAAACTGGACGCCTAAGTATGTTCCTTAAAGGAGGCATTTATTATTAAAGAAACAAAATCTTTAAATTGATCTTCTGTACCACTTCTCGTACAAATGGGGAAATAATTCTTTCAGAGTTTTGAAATACGTATCAAGGTATTCCCTTTCTTCTACTTCCTCTTCTGTAAGCTTCTTACGATCAGGTAAAATACCCAACTCAATTCCGTGTAACAAATCTATTCTCTTGGAAAAGTTTAAAAAAACACGATACGAGAGTAAAGTTTCGTCTTTTATATTTAGAACGCGTATTTCTTCATGTATTCGTTCTAAATGAACCATCCTGTATTTAACGCAGATATAAAAAAATAATGACATATCAAATAAAAATGGATGATGTATTGAGGGACTTGAAAGATCTGAGACGTGACATTGAGAAAATACATGACATTTTGGCATACGATAATTTATATGTTCATAAGTTAGTACAGAAAATTATTGTGAAAGTATGTAAAGGGTCTATGTCTTCAGTAATTACGAAAGTGCCTAAAGGGTCTATGTGTTCGGTAAAAGGTAAATTATACGAAGATTTATGTTATGGAAACATAAAACACAGTCCTAAAATTATAGCGCAAGGTGGTGGTTCTTCACATAAACCAGATATATATACACAAAATGGACATATCGAGTGTAAACCTAAACAGTCTCCAGATTGGGGGCAATCAACACTCAAATGGAAAGAAGGTCGCTGGGTACCGAAGAATGAACTTTTTCAACAGTATATGGATAGAATCAAATTTAAACCACCTCCTTTTCTATTTGATAAGATTACACACCCCGAATGGATTAAGATTAAACATGATTATAAAGACGAATACTTGACAGTAGATAATCATGAAATTCAAAATTTCTATAGAAAAAAGGGTTGTGCATACATACAAATCCTCGGGCGTGGATTGTATCATTTAGGAGAAGATCCACTCGAATGGGGAGTTCCCGAATTTAAAGTAGAACAGAGGATACGCATAAGAGTGAAGGTTCATTCCAAGTCTGGTTCACACTTATCCGTGACGGCTGCTTTTCAACCCTTAAATATTAACACACTTGCCCCGAGCGAGTATTCTATAGATGATAGAACACGGCTACCACCTAACCTAGGATGACGATTTCAGATGAATCTTTACTCGTATTCATCCCATACGACCATTTTACTTCACGGATTTCGTAATTTTTATACAAATCTCTGATGTAATCACAATTGTTATATGTCATTATCCAGTTTTTTCTTTTCTTTAAAACCTGAAATAGTTTTTCGTGATTGAAATTTTCATGCATGTCTCCATTTTTTCCGTATAAATTTGAGTTTTCATTTAGATAATATGGTGGATCTAAAAATATAAGACCCTTCTTACCCTTTAAAAAAGTTTCAAAATCCAGATTGTGAAATTCTACATCATTTAGATTGAGATCTTCGGTGCGTTTAATAGATGACTCAGTGAAACGTTTTTTGGAAGATTCGGTTGAAAATCCACCTGAAAGTGTAGCACCACTAAATGAACATCTGTTAATCACAAAGTATTTATATCCTTGTATAAATTCATCTGTATCTTCCATTATTGTGTCTCTCATCGTACTAAATATAGATTTTGATACGACGTTGAGAAGTTTTCGGAGCTCACTGCATAATTCAGCCTTACGTATCTGAACAGATTTCCAAAATGATATAAGAGGTTTAAACTTATCATTGACTATAAGTTTTGAGCCATATTTGGTACGTAGAAAAAACTCAAAAGAACCCCCACCGAAAAAAGGAGATATTACAACTGATTTATCAAAACCTTTTTCATTAATAATTTCATCTAAAATAGAACACGCTCTCGTTTTACCACCGGGATACCTAAGAGGTGATTTCATATACTATACACTTTACAAGTCTTTAAATCAGATCCTTATCCGCCTCAGTCGTAATGTTGTATAAAGTCAATAAATGAGATGTTATTAAGGTATGTTTTCTATTGCATGTAAATTACAACAAAATTATATATGTGCAACGGGATTACTACCGTTCATTCTTCGATTTTTTACGACAGGTTCTATACCATGTTTATTAATTTCGATGAATGGTCTAATATTTCACATTTTTTATCCTAATAATGTATTCGCGAAATATGTGGATACGGTAACTAATATGATACTGATATCATACATAAATATACAAGTTTGGAATGCGTATGTATTTATGTTGACTTGTTTTGGTACATGGTGTTTTAGGGTAAATGTACCCACAAAAGGATACGAAATCGTAGAGTCTCTCATACACGTAACTTGTGTACAAGGAATTGGGTTTATATGTATGGTATTATCAGGGTTCTGATTTCAACAAAATAGATATAAAGATATAGCTCTACTACTTAGTAAAATGAGTCTTGAGGACTGGCATACATGGGATCCCGATGAAAAATATATCGCGTGTGTTCCACCTCCTGAAATGTGTAATTTCGGTCCCTATCAAATTAATCTAGAATATAGAATGCGGCTTTACACAGAATTCCCCTTTTACACTGGTGAAGAAGTTGTTGGGTCGTATCTTGGATACAATCCACATTTTCCATCTCAAGAGAAATGGTTGAAATATGGCTCGCAAGCGCCATCTCGATCTGAATCTGAATCTGAATCTGAATCCGATGAGGATTGCAAATCGGATTCAGAGGATCATTGGAGAACTCCCGACGGTGAAATACATGGTATGGCTGACTGATTGTGAAAATCACTACCTCAGTCATGGTTAAAGACTTTAACTGAATGTGTGTTAAGATGATTCAAACCAGTCTAGATTCGTTCAATTTTTGTATTCCGTGCCCTACTATCACCGAAAAACCAAAATATGTTCCTCCGAAATGTCCACATGGTCTTCGGCGCGCTCAGTGCAAGAAGTGCGGTGGGTCATCATTCTGCGAGCACGGTCGTTCACGCTATAGGTGCAGGGAGTGTGGTGGGGGATCAGTCTGCGAGCACGGTCGTGAACGCACTTACTGCAGGCAGTGTAATGGGGGATCATTCTGCAAGCACAATCGTCGGCGCTCTCGGTGCAGGGAGTGTGGTGGGGGATCAATCTGCGAGCACGGTCGTGAACGCGTTAGTTGCTCTATATGTGACCCATATGGACACGCGCTACGCGCACGACGAAATAGACGATATACAGCTACAAGGGTTAAAAATCCTACAGGTTCATTGGAAGATCTTTGTATGACTTCAAAAGAATGGGTCGAGTATCTTCATAAAACTTTTGAAGATAGGTATAGTCGCCCAAAAACAGAAGATGATGAGGTTCAGATAGATGAAATCATTCCATGTAGTGCATGGAATTTGCCAGATGATAATAAATATTGCTGGCACTATCTGAACTCTCAGTGGTTAATTGATAATGAAAACCAGCAAAAGGGTAGTAAATATACAGAGGAAGATAAGCGCGCTATGATACAACGAATAGATGAGTGGTTCACCTCAAATCCTTATCCGCCGTGTAGTACGTCTTCCCCTTAGTGGCGAAACTATGAACCCTAGCATACCCCCACGCTTGTGGAGAGGCTCCCGGACGATGCCCGGTTCTCCACGCAGCGAGTCCCCTATTGTAGATTTTTTGGACAGTTCTCAGAGGAATGCCAGTAGCCTTCGCAATATCTGGCAACGACTTAGCACCTGGATACCTTTTCCGGAACTTTTGGGTGTAGGAGGAAGTCTTCGTCTTTCTTCCTTCGTCTGTTCGGAACTTGGTGTAGTCCCTCTTGAGCATCTTCTTGTAACGAGTTTCAACCTCCTTGAGAGTTTCAAGCCCCCTGAAGTATTTGAGGGGTGCATAGATTTGACCTTCTGTTCTACGCAGTTGCCCAACTTTTCGAGCAATTTGAGCATCGGTGAGAGGCATCTTAATTATTCTTGAGATATTTTATAGCTGTAGCAATATCGGAATATACACATTTCCCAAATCTGACGCGCCCTGTCTTGGGATTGTAATAGCCTGTGTGACCATTATATACAGCTCTGTGGAGATCACCCATATAAAAAATACAATATTATATTAATCAGCGAGATGGGTTTGTCAATTATTATGGGAAATATGTTTTCTGGTAAAACTTCAGAACTTATCAGACGACTTAAGCGCTTGAAAGTCATTGGTAAAAAAGTTCTTGTCGTCAATTCCGCTAAGGACACGCGGTCCCCTGATGAAGTTTTGAAGACCCATGATAATGTGAAGTTTAATTGTCATAAAGTGTATGACCTATTTGACCTAATTTACACTGACGATTTTGACGATGTGGATATTATAGCTATTGATGAAGCTCAATTTTTCCCACGTCTCAAGAAGTTTGTAGAGTATTGCCTTTACGAAGGTAAAGAAGTAATACTCGCAGGTCTTGATGCTGATTCTTTTCAAAGAAAGTTTGGTGAACTTATTGACTGCATTCCACTGGCTTGTGAGGTAACTAAACTTTCAGCTCTCTGTATGTATTGTAATGATGGAACTCCGGGTCCTTTTACAAAGAGGATTGTTGATAATAAAGAACTTGAACTCATAGGTGGGACTGATATGTATAGGGCAGCATGTCGTAAACATCTTTAGAAACGTTTGATGTCCAGTATAAGAACAACCCTCTTTTGTGTACCCTTCTTAGCGACACTGTGTATTTTTGCGTGATCAAAAAGAAAGTCCTCACCCTCCATGTGTTCATGTGCTCCCCTCCCTGTGTAGAGTGTGCAATCTCCACCACCCTCTACAGTGAGATGGTAACGAAGCCAGAGGTTTGTTTCAGCACGGTGGGGTGCTATAGACGTAGGTGCATCCATCACAGCAAATACAGCTGTATCATGACACACACATGGTATCTGCTTTATGAGACTGTTTAATATAGGGAAGTCTTCCACTTTATAATAATAATAGTTTGGATTCACTTCAAACCAAGGATCGAGTTCGTGAAATAAATGTGTTTCGGCAGTCTTTGAAACTTCTTTAAACTCCCCCCTAATCTTATCAAAGTGAGCTTTAACTAACCAAAGTCCAGGATAATCATTGACTGAACATTTAGAACCCCAGTTTATGATATCTATCATCGTGTTTCTCATACCTACCAGAGGTCTCAAAGGTTTCCTAAAGTATAATCTATCTATGGGTGATTTTAGGTAGTCATGAAGTACCAGGAAAAATGGTACAAGTATCACCGTCAGCATTATTTTCTTAGTATAAAATAAAAATGCCCGGATACGGCGGAAAGCGTATGGAAAAGTACACTCCCGAACCCACTGATGATGTCAATACTGTTGAGCATCGCTTTGTGATGCCCAACCTTCCCGCCATCACCCTTATTCAGTTCGTTCTCGTTGGTCTCGTCCTTGCTCACTACTGGATGAACCGTAAGGTTAACAAGGCTGGTGTCGGCGCTGCCATGCTCGCTATTGGTTTTCTCCACTTCTATGATCACCTCTACCGCGTGAAGCGTGGTCCCGAGCGTCTCTTCTTCTGGCCCGAGGCTCCTAAGAAGGAGGAATACTGTGGTGCGTGCCGTAAGTAAATAGTTCTTTACAATTTTTAATTTTACCATTCATTATTAAATTATAATACACCTTCTCCACTCCGGAAAGTTTTCTATAATTTAATTTTGTTTTTACAAGAGTTTTTGATAAGTTAATATCCTCATCTGAATATTCGGGTATTAATTTGTGAATAAAAGTAAGTTTATTTTTTTGTAATGACAGGTTGTATAGTATAAACGGAGTTGCAAACTTATTCATGTATACTCATATTTTTATATTTTTAAGTTATAGGAGACATGCAAGTCAAAGTTGTCAGAAGTCCAGATCGTAAAAAGAAGTTCAGGGCTATACTCGAAGATGGTAGAACGGTAGATTTTGGAGCGCGTGGATACTCGGATTATACAAAACATAAAACACCTTCCCGTATGCGTTCCTATGTACTCAGACATGGTGGAAGAATCCCCAAACGTATTATCGCTGAAAGAGATCCAAAAAGAATACAAACTTTAATGCTCGGTGTCAATACCAGTGATAGGGAGGAATGGAAAATCACTGGTATTGATAGTGCAGGATTTTGGTCAAGGTGGTATCTTTGGAGCTATCCAGATTTTGATAGTGTCAGGAAGTTTATGTCAAAGAGATTTGGAATTAAATTTGTAAACTAATAATAACTATGAAAGGATCAACGATAGCTATAATACTTTTTATATTATGTGTAATATCAATTGGTGTTTTTTTGGGAGTTAGAATGATGAATGCTAAAAAACGTAAGGAACAATTCTTAAACACACCCGGTGTTCATTTCTTTAAAGAATGTAACTACGGTGGTAAACCACTTCAAATGGTCGAAGACCTCCCCAAAACTGAAGAAGATGTCGGAATAATAGATGGTAGCATGAACTTTAAATCTTTTATCCTCACAAGAGAATATAAAATGGATACCTATACCGAAGGTGGTGAGAAAGGTGTAAAAACATCATACGCTGGACCAAAAGAGGTGGCGTGCCTCGACACTCCAATTAACAGTGTAAGATTTACTAAAGCTTAAATTAAATTTGTAAACTAATAATAACTATGAATGAAAATCTCATATCCACGTTGATTATACCACTGTTGATATTTTGTACAATCTATCTAATCAGGAAGTACGTGAAGAAACCAGAAGAGGAAGAAATAGATTGGGGAGGCAGTATAGATCCACA